TGAAATCTACACAATCGTCCCAAGAGAGTTCGAATTTGACCACGCTCTTGGGCACGATTGGAAGCACTATTCATTAACTGCTTAACGAAGGGAACTTTAGCGTGGTATTGATCGAACAATTCTGCTGCCTTATCTTTTGATACACCTAACTCTGCTTGAAGTTTAGCTTTACCCATTCCATAAAACAAACCCAGATTAATTACCTTGGCCTGAGATCTAGGTATTTTTGCCATGTCCGCTACTACCTGGTGAAAGTCTGTAGAAGTATCGTTTTCATAATTATCTATTACATCGTTGACTGATGGAAATTTGTGCAAAGAAGCATAATGCACTACCAGCCTAGGTTCTTGCTGGGAATAGTCAAAACAACCCCATGTATGGCCTTCCTCCGGTATAAATATAGACCTAATCATAGGTCCAAGATCCTTATTTCTAGCAGGAAGTTGCTGTAAATTAGGGTTGGAATAGCTAAATCTACCAGTCACAGTTCCGCCATAATCTGACCTTATTTGATTTATGTCTGCATGGATCCTGCCTTTATGTTCATGTTTAATTATGGTATCAATAAAAGTCGTATGGGCTTTGTTAACTTCTCTAGCTTGTGCAATCATTCTAACTACAGGATGACTATGATTAGAAATAAAATTTTTTGTAAAGGATGGTGCTTGTGATTTTGCAGTTCGTTCGTATGGTAAACCAAGTTTATCAAAAACTTTGGCAACACTTCTTGCGGCCATTAGTTGAACGTCTATTTGCGTTTCTTTTTTTATTTTGTGCAGGAGCTCTTCTTCTTGCAATGTTAACTGCTGCTTTAATTTATGAGCTCGTTGAACGTCTACTCGGACTCCAAGGAAACGCATGTCTACCAGACAAGGAAAGAGATCAGTTTCCAATTCAAAAATAGATTCAACGTCTTGATGCATTAATTCTTTTTTAAATATTTGCCACAGTTCTAATGTAAGCTCTGCATCTTTTTCTGCGTAAGATCCAACATACATTGCAGGGAGCTGCCACATGTCTGCTTTAGGATCTAGTCCTCTAGACTTTGCCTCTTCATTCAATGCAGCTTCATTTTTACCATGACCTAAATAATCCCAAGACAAACTATTTAAATCAAATCTAAATCTATTCTCATCAATCAATGATGCAGCAATCATCGTATCAACTATTTGTCCATTAATTTTAAGACCCATAGATCTAATCCAACACACATCATACATAGCATTGTGAAATATTTTTATTGCATCTGATTCACAAATATCTTTAAACCACTCTAAAGTTTTTTTACGATTCATGTTTGGCCCTGATCCGTGAGCAATTGGAAAATAAAATTTTCTACCAGGCACAGCAACAGCTATACCCACAACTTCCCCATTGCCTATGATAGACCCAGATCCTTTAGACTTTAAATCCGGATCTCTTGTTTCTAAGTCAATCGCAATCTCGTCGTATTTTCTTAGATCAGGATACTCTTCAGGTTCGTTCCATTCTGTTTGTGCTTCAAATAAAGGTACTTTCATTTGTAATCCCTTTCGATAATCATTTCTATAAAGTGAATTGCTTTAAGTAAGTCTTCTTTTTTGCCTTTGTGTGGATGCCTGCAAATATATTTTATAACACAGCCTTCCGGGAATAACATATTGTTTTCGATTACAAATTTACTGGGTTGAATTTTAAATCCTTGGTAGTGAGATCCTGCAATTTGTTTGTCATATGCACTCATAGTTGATATCCTTTTCTTTCAATTTTTGCTCTCATTAGATATAAATTTCTTTTAGCTCTCGTACAACCTACATACCATACTCTATGCTCTTCGTCACGTTTTATTATACTTTTTATTGTAGCTTCTCTTATTTTTTTAGCATTGTCTAATACTAAAATTACGTTCTCACATTCTCCACCTTTTGCTGCATGAATAGTAGATACTTTAATTCTTGCTTCATCACTTAATTTTTCTTTATTTGACAACATTAATCTAATGTAAATTTTATCTTCAGCTGGAGCATTATCAAAACATTCAAACCACTTTAAATCTTTTTTGAGTTCTCTGTTGCCCATGTATTCTTTGATGTCCTCTAATGCTGTATCAGGTATTGATTCGCCATTTAACCATTTGCTATGATTAATAATGGCCCTGTATAATTTAGTATTATAACTTTTTTGATGTTTGTTTTCATAGTATAAACCTTTTACCTTTAAGAGATCACATATTTCTTTAGATCTAGATATAGTTCGAGTTAAGATTAACCAATCCTGACTAAATAAGTCAAGATTCTCTAAGCTATTAATTTTACTACACAAACCTTCTTCGTTTCTAGGCAAATAATTTTTAGTTGCTCTTAGCCCTTCAATCCTAGCAGTAATAATTTCTGAAATATTTTGAACAGCTTTAGGTATCCTACGTGATTTAGATAATACTTTTTCTATAGCTTCTTCTTGTATGAATCTATCTACATCCGCACCTGCCCAGCCATAGATTGCTTGATCATCATCTCCTGCAAGATAAACTTTTTTAGATTTAGATTTTAATATGTCGTAAAATTTCCATTGTATTGGGGATAAGTCTTGAGCTTCATCAATAAAAACTACATCAAACTCTGGAATTTTATTAGGTTGTTGTACAATGTCATGAATCATGTCCGTAAAATCAACTAAGTTATTTACATCAGGATGTTTATAGTTGTTATAGTTTGCTTCTATATGTTTTAAAAGATCTGGATCTACATTAGTAGAATGTTCCGCTGTGCAGTATTCATCCCACACAGGTATATCCTTTTCTTTTGCTTTTAAAATAATTTGAAAATATTCATTATCACATGTTAAATAAGGAGAAGCATCGGTGTCTTTCTTTGCATTAACTCTTACACTTAGTTCTTTTCCAAGATCATTGTAATGATAATCTTGCATTACATTTTCTTCTCTAAGCCCTAAACTATGAAAAGCTAAAGAATGTAATGTTTGAAAATACTTTAATTGTTTCTTTTTATATTGTGGATTTTTTTTAAGCATTCTATCTTTTGCTTCATTAGCTGCTTTACGTGTAAATGCAAAGTAACCTATTTTACTTACGGGAGTACCTACTCTTATGTAAGCCATGGCTCGCCTAATTAATTTTTCTGTCTTCCCTGTACCTGGAGGGCCATATATCTTTGTAACTTTTGTCATTAAAGAATATCTTTTTTACTCTTCATTGATATTATTTCAACTGGGTTTTCTTCCCTTTCAAAATGAGTCATTGATATTTTAACACATCTGACTGGATTATGTGATTTCTTTTCTGATTCTTTTTTAGGATACCGTTTAAGACTCCTAAGTTCTGCAGTAAAAAAATCCATCATCATTTGTCCTGTCCTATCTATTTTAGATTTCCATTCTTTGTTTTTTAAAAAATTATAAAAAGGATCAAATACAAAATAAGCAAAACCATCATCAATCAATGTGCTACCACTTCTAAACGAAGCATCACTTACTGCTGGCACACCATGAATGTAATCATCTAAATGTTTATGAAGTATTTCTTTTGGTGATGTACCTGGAGGAGCTTTTTCTGTTTTCATCCCTTGCCATAGGTTGTCTAAAATATTTTGCATGTCATCTCCCTTAATTCGTGGGGGTGGGATAGGTGTGTGCGCTCCAATTAAACGTCTTAGTTTTTCTTGGTCCATAATATAATTAATGTCTCTAGCTATTATCTGTTGAGTAGTTTCCCCTTCAACCTTATCATTATAATGTACAGTAAATCTAAACTCTGGTTCTGGAGAATAATCTATTTTAATTAGTGCGGACAATGCAGGAAACTTTTTAACTTTATCAGATGCTACACCAAACTTTCTTTTTAGACATTCTGATTTAACACACATACTATTAATAGGTTCTTCCGAACAAGTATGACCAGCAGTATCTTTTTTATAAGCTTTGATTTTTTGTTTTACTTTTTCATCACCCCATATGTTATCGTAAACAATATAATTTCTTGCACCTTCTAAAAGTTTTTCTTCCCAGTTGTCCGGGTATTTCTTTTTAGCAAACACCATGTAGTTATAAATAAATCGATCTCTGTAATCATCTAATTTAGATTTAGATAATCTTTGTAAACAAACTGGACCGTCAACAAATTCATCTGCACCACCAGTTAGTTCTAGTCTCATAAGTTCTGTAGCAAATTCTTCTAGATCTTCTTTGCTTTTTGTGTTAGCCTCGACAACTTTTATAAATTGATCAAAAGTAAACTCAGTTCCATCGAGATTCACACCCACTCTTTCATTACGATTATAATAAGGTAAATTTATAAAGTTACCATTGATAGGTTTACTATCTGAACCTATCCCTAATTGAGTTTGTTTTGGAAATATTTCTGTTGAAGCTTTGAGATCAAAAGTAAATAATAATTTATCTAAAAAATTTCTTACAAAGCTAGCCTTAACTGGTTCATTAAAGAATACATATATATGGAGTCCACCACTTTTAGATTTAACTGGGACTACTGGGATATTTTTCTTGTCTATAATTTCTAAATATTTTCTAAGATCAAAGTTATCATATTCATCAGAGTCTATATCTATCGCTCCAAACTTTGCTAATCCATCATCATCGCAAGGTTGTATACCGATAGATTTTTTACCACTAAGATGGTCAAGATAATCAGACTCTAATAATTCTTTAGCTGCCCACCCATACTTTAATTTTAATTTTCCTGTAGCGGGATCTTTAAATGCTGAATTAATATCAGCATAACCATAGTCTCTTTTAAGACCTGTAAATATATCTATAAATTTTTCTTCCATCTTTATATTTTTAAGGGTGGATCCACTCTCGCTTCACCACCCTAGTTGCAACAATTCCTATAAAGGAATACTACATTATGTTAGCTGACCCATCGGTAGCTTTAATTGTATCTTCCTCACCATGTTTAACCTGGACATCTCCTTTAGAGATGCTTTCAGAAAAACTTCTGGCTTGTTGATACAATGCAGCATTTTCGATTGGACCTGATTTGCTAACTTCCCAACCAAACCATGTACCTTTGTCGTTAGACTGTTGTACAGTTTTTAATTGATAAAGATGGCTAAAAGATGCGGGAGTAAACAATCCGTTTTTCCCCTGCATTTTTATACTTTGCATCATGCTATTCCATTTTCTACTAATTTTTAATTGAGTAGATTTCATAGCAATCAA